AAAGGTTTGAACCGCATGGTCCGGCGGTTTAACAGAGGCAGTACCCCTTCGATCATGAAAGGCCTGAACGCTTCCGCTGTAGGTTCCGTTATCCACCAAAAATTTTCTCGTTTCTCCCGCCCCGCCGCAATTGGATTTGACGCTTCCAGGTTTGATCAACATATTGGCGTCGATGCACTGCATTTTGAGCACGGGTTCTATCTCAACTTGTTTGAGAATGATCCCGAGCTGCAAAGGTTGTTGCATTGGCAGCTGAGCAATTCTGGAGTCGCCATTGCCAACGAGGCGAAAATTAAGTACCAAGTGAAGGGCTGTCGCATGTCCGGCGACATGAACACTTCCATGGGAAACATCATTATCATGTGCTGTTTGACAGTACAGGTTCTTCGCGAATTGGGTATTCGCAAATACGAGATTATTAACAATGGGGATGACTGTGCAGTGGTTGTGGAGCGCCGTCACGCCCACAGAATCCAGCAGGCGATTCCGAACACCATGCTCAATTACGGGTTCGAGATTGTCTGTGAACCGACCGTTTATAGACCACAAGACCTGGAGTTCTGCCAGGCATTCAGTGTTGACCTAGGTCACCGCATCACTGCCATCCGAGACCCCAAGACGATCATCTCCAAAGATCTCTATTCCACAAAAGATTGCAGCCATGAGGGAGCGTGGAACGCTTACCGCAGGGCTGTGTCAGATTGTGGTTTGGCCATGTATGGGGATGTGCCCGTTCTCGGGGCATTTTACATGATGATGCGACGCGGCACTTCCAAAGCCGCGAAACGGTTTTTGGAGACAGGCATGGAGTATCTCGCCGTTGGAGAGACCCAAACGTTCACAAGGCCGACCGATGATGCGAGGCTCGCGTTCTACGACGCTTTCGACATCACGCCCCACGAACAAATTCTCCTTGAGGAGCGGTACGACAGTATCGTTCCTAGGTTTGAGGTGATCCACCATGCGATCGAGTCTCCAGGTGCAGCTCTGTGGGGTGGGGAATGAGTTATTTTAGCGTGGTATTTTATCGAGTATATTTTTAGTGGTTACTTTCCTTCAATTGTTTTTATTTTCAAAATTTTTCCTCATGACGAACCCCACCCTCAGCACCCGCGACCGGGCGTCACTGTTAGCGCAGCTAGCGAAGTACGCCTGGCAAACGACTCCGCAAACAACAAAGAACAAGATGTTGGCAACCGCAGTAGGGACGACAGCACTCGCAGCAGGCGCCGTAACTGGCGCTGCCGCGGGAGCTGTTGGCCGACGAAAGCGGAAGTCACAGCTCCAGTCGCAGCCGGAACGATCACTTGTCTCGGTTGCGACTGTTCCTGCAGCGAAGTCGTACAAACCCCCCCCATTTCGCCCCACAGTCACGATGGCTAACGGGGTGACACGTATTTCCGGCAGGGAAGAAGTTGCGAGTATTTCCGGGTCAACTAGTTTCACAACGACCCAATTCGCACTCAACCCTGGCATGGAGACTTTCATCTGGCTCCGGAACCAAGTGTCCGGATGGGAGAAATACAAGTACGTGTCCCTCCATGCTGTCTACATCCCCTCACAAGCCACCACACAGACGGCAGGTACGGTCTACATGGCGTATGACTACGACCCTGAGGACGCCCCCCCG